CTGGGGCTGACCCGCTCCGGACGGTGTGCGCTCTGGTCATCCTCGTCCCTCACGCCCGCTACGCCGACATTGCCGCCGGTGCGTTGTGTATCTATGTCCCCGTCTGGGCTGGCCGCAACGTGATGCACCAAGCCGCGCAGATTGACGCTGGCGGGTGGATCATGACGGGCTTGGGCAACAAGGCTTATGAAAACAAGGAGCGGGTGACGGCATCAAACTTTGTGGGCATTGTTTCGCGCACATATGTCTGGTAGCCTTAAACATGGATGCAATTGAAATCCTTGTTAAAGGTTGGCCTATTTTTCTGGGTATGATCACCCTAATAATCGTACTAAGCAAACTAGATTTACGGGTGTCAGTTTTAGAGGAGAAGGCCAAGAGTCTATTCGATTTGTTCAATAAAAAGTAGACCAATTTAGTCCGAATCCACATTCTTAAGAGTTGACTTCTTAATTTACACATTAACCATTTCTCGGATGTCTACTATTCAAGCCCTAAACAACCTCTATAACGCCAGTCGTCGTGCTGGCCTAACTGCCGAGGAGCATGATTTGCTCAAGAAGTGCGCGGAACAGCTTCTAGCTGAAATCCAGCCAAAAGAAGCAAAAGACGACAAAGTGGTCGAGTTTGCCGATAAGGTGCCTTAAAACGCAAGGAACGGGTGTTTAATGGGCCTCCCAATAGATAAGGTAATAGCCATTAACCACCAAATTGGGCAATAACGCATAGAATACGATCACTTATGGACATTTCAACTCTATTTGCTGGTCCTCTAGGCGGTATTTTAGGACTAGGGGGAGCCATCTTCCAGAAATGGCTCTCCATGAAGGAGGCAAAGGACAAGCATTCCATGAAAATGGAGGAGCTTAAACTGTCGTCTCAGATTGACTTGCAGAAGGCAGAGTTCACCTTACGGCAAACCACGGAGGAGTCTAATGCAACGCTCTTTGGCAAGGCCATTGATGCTCAGGCAGCTCTTCGTCCAAGTTCTAGCATTGTAACGGATGTTGTGGCCCTGTTTCGTCCCGGCCTCACTTTGGCCCTTTGGGTTAGCTCAACGGTTCTCTCGGTGTGCTATCGTAATGAACACCCAGAGCTGATGAACTTTATTATTACGTCCACATTCGGTATGTTCTCTATTTCCGTAGGCTACTGGTTTGGCGTGAGAACCGAATACAAAATGTCACTAGGGTCTTCCAAATGAACCATCCGCGAAACGTAATTAGTGACGTTCTGGCGGTGGTTAGTGCGTCATCTTCCATTGCTGCTTGGCAAGAACAGCTAGATTGGATGTTAAAAATCTTTGCATCACTTCTAGCCATTTCCGCTGGCGTCTATTCAATTATCTCAAGGCACGGGGGCCGCAAGAACAGGTCTTAATTTATGAAAAACAAGAACGTCAATAAGGCTGGCAAAGATCAAGGCACGGGCGGCAAAGCTTGCTGGGATGGTTATAGGCGTGTTGGTGCTAACGGATGCGCCAAAATGAAGAAACGCAAGAAATGAACCCTCGCGATTTGCCATGCAATAAGCCCCGCCGAGATGTTCAAGGCGGCAAGAAGTCGGTTGTTCGCGGCTGTCAGAATGGTGAGTCAAAAGTGGTCAGATTTGGTGATGCCAATATGACCATCAAGAAGTCATCTCCAGCTCGTAAGGCGTCCTATTGCGCTAGGTCTGGTGGCATTAAGGGCACCGCTAATAAGCTGTCTGCTAACTATTGGTCTCGTCGTGCTTGGGGATGCTAGAATGAACGAATGCCAAGGTATGCCTCATTCGGTCGGCTTGATAGCCAGCTAATTGACGATGGAGACACGGCTTTTGCCAGTCTCAATCAACGTCTTCGTCCCGACCAGCTTAAATCGGGTGAAGTTGCCGTAAGCCAAAATGGGCGGATGGACTTGGATGGCTCTTGGCAGACGCGCAAGGGCTATCGCAACGTCTTTGCAACCCTCAGTTCTGGTGGTAGTGCGCCCGTTCTGCCAATCAGCCTTCCGTTTAATCTAAACGATGGCGCGGTTAATGCAATTTACGGCACGGCGCTCTATTCTGATCCCGTAAGCCAATCAACCGAGTATGTTGTTCTAGCGACAAATAGCTCGGCCAAACTGGTAAACACGTCAACGCTGGTGGCAACAACCATCAACTATCCAACTGGCTATACGGTTGACTCCAGTTGCACGGTGCTTCAAGCATTTGAAAATCTTCTAATATTCCGCGATGGTCAGGTGGCTTTTGAGTGGCATGGATTCATCCCGACAATCGTTTCCGCTATTCGCCAAGGAAATGAGGCTCGCATTACGGTGGTTAGCCATCATCACATAGTAAAAAACGACACCATTGTTGTTTCGGGGATAACCGGATATACGGGAACAAATCCAAACGGGACGTTCACCGTACTTAATGTTACGCCAACCCAAATCCACTACACAAACAACGGAAGCAATGAAGCTGGATGGGGTGTTTCTTCGGCTACAATCAATAACTCGTTTGAGTTGGTTAATCGCGGGGCTTACACGCAGCCATTGGTTTACGATACAGCTACAAACACCACCATTGCTAACGGAATTGTCACCGTAACGGAATCTGGACACGTCATTGAATTGGGTGATTTGGTGACAGTGAGCAGCAGTGGCGATACGGGACTTAACCCAATTACGGAATACCGTATTTACGAAATCACATCAACCACATTCTTGTTCAAGGCAGACGCGCCAGACATTGCTGGAGCAACAATTTCAGTTGGCAAACGTCAGTCCATTAGTCTTGGCTATACGCATATGCCAGCCCCTCCGTGGGCCATCTACCATCAACGCAGATTGTGGATGCCGTTTAACTACACAATGACCGGAACTTCCGGCAGTCCAATCGTAACGGCCCGCAACACCAAGGACGAGCTTATTGCTTCAGACATCCTTGACGAGCAAACTTACGACCAGATTCAGGGCCAATTTACAATTGCATCCGGTGGAGCCGATTACGTTGTTGCATTGCAGCCGTTTTCCGAGGATTCTATTGTGGTATTTGCCCGCAATTCCATTCATCTCATTCGTGGCGTAGGAGCAGATTTGGGTAATAGTTCGGTGCAAGAAATCACCCGTGAAGTTGGAGCAGTAGCCCGTAAATCTGTTGTTCAGGTTGGCAATCAGATTTACTTTCTATCGGATAATGGTGTTTATGCCGCTGGATTTGAAGACCTCTACAACTTGCGTGGAGCCACCGTTCCGTTGTCTGAAGCAATCAATCCAATAATGGCACGCATAAATAAATCTTATGCTGCCAATTGCGTTGCGGTTTATCACGACAATCGCTACTATTTAGCCATTCCGCTTGATAACTCAACGGTTAATAATGCCGTTCTTGTCTACAATTTTCTGAATAAGGGATGGGAGTCATTGGACCTAATTAACAGCAATAATTGGAATATTATTGGATTTGTTCGATCTGGAGCTGGCGCGAGTAATCGCCTGCACGTCATCAGCAAAGAAGGTGGAATCCACATGATTGACGAGGCTGTTAATACTAATCAAAACGACTATCAAGACTATCTCTGTCTTGGGATTGGTACATCTCCAGCCTATCAGGATATAAGTTCTATTCTAACTACTCGCCAATACAGCTATTCGACAATGGACCGTAAGAGGTTTAATAGCTATGAGCTTCACCTTGAAAGTGCCGCTAATGTGCAGTCTAACGCTGGTTTGTCTCTTGAAATTGAAAACCCAGATTCCACTGTTGACTTGAGTTCTATTTCACAGATTTACGGAAGCAATTTAGATTCCGGCGAAGACCTGTCGCTTCGTGGACGACTTGGAAACAAGCGCGGGTATGGTGCTCAATTAACCGTTACGCCTAGTTTTGGAAGGCCAAAAATCCGATCTATTAAGATTACGGGTGCGCTTCAAAATGGCGGGACCATCTCTGCTGAATAATGCCAGACATTACTAAAGGTTACACGTTCAGCGACTCCAAGGCGGATTGGGCCTCGGATAAGGAAACGGCATTGCGTCTCAACAGGATGGTTGATGACGCTAAGGTAAATCTAGTCGCTGGAACCAACATCACCATTAGCCGTGGGTCTAGTGGCGTTACGATTAACTCCACTGCCTCTGGCTCTGGAACAGTTACTAGTGTTTCAGTCGTTTCTGCAAACGGTCTTAATGGAACAGTTGCTACTGCAACGACAACTCCAGCTATTACGCTTTCAACAACGGTTAGCGGGATTATAAAGGGCAATGGAACGGCTTTAAGCGCGGCCTCTGCTGGCACCGACTATCAAGCTCCAATTTCCCTCACAACTACGGGAACATCTGGGGCAGCAACATTCACAAGTAATACGCTTAACATCCCGCAATACACTGGTGGAGGTGGTGGAGATGTGTTTGGACCCTCATCTTCTGTTAATAACAATGTTGCATTCTTTGACGGAACAACCGGAAAACTAATTAAAGACAGTGGTTTATCACTTAGCGGAACCAATACTGGAGATCAGACAATCTCTCTAACGGGCGACGTGACGGGCAGTGGCGCGGGGTCATTTGTAACGTCTATTGCCGCAGGCGTTATAGTAGACGCCGATATTAACGCAAGTGCGGCCATTGTTGACAGTAAGCTTGCAACGATTTCAACGGCCTCAAAGGTTTCTAATAGTGCAACCACCGCGACATCGGCAAATACCGCTTCCGCAATTGTCGCTCGCGATGCATCTGGAAGTTTCTCTGCTGGGACAATTACGGCAAGTCTCACCGGCAATGTTAGCGGCTCATCTGG